GGAATCGAAACCATGAAGCATTGCCTTTATGTCGTCAATCGCGCCTCGGGTTAGCTTGCCTGCATAGTCGCCCTCTTGGCGTGGCCGCTTCCACTCGTATTCGCAAAGCCACTCGCTGATTGTCATTGCCCAAAACTGATCCGGGCTTATCCCCCAGCCGCGCGCGACTAGGAACATCGTGTCCCAGTTTATGCCCGCGGTCGGCTCGCCTTGGGCTTCGGCTTGCTCGTTGGCTTTGCCGCCGGGGCTTCGGGATTTTTTGCGTCAGCCGGTGACGGTAGAACTGCCGCAGCGATGGCCGTTGCGAACCGTCCCATTGCCGCCGGGTCGGTCAACATCGCGCAATAGACCTCATCCTCGTCGGTCACGGCCCCGCCCGATTTTAGCATTTCAGCGGCGACGAAAGCCATGCCGCTCATGTTTGGGACTTGCGAATTGAAGGACTGTGCCACCATCATCGGCGACACGCCCTGCGCCTCAATGCGCCGGAGCAACTTGTTGGACGGCGTGACAATAATATCAACGCCGCCCCACTCCATCACGATCTCACGAAACACGCCACCCATCAGGCTGCCGCGGTAAAGGTGAACGGGCCGCTCGATTGAAACGATGCGGAGAACGTGGTTTCGCCGTCGTGCGCTCCACCAACTTCAAACGAGGTGATGAAGAAATTCGCAACGAGCGTCGCACCGCTGGCGAAGTCGATCACGTATTCATCCAACACCGCAGCCGCGTTGCCCGTGGCCGCAGTAAGAAGCGTGTCTCCGACCATGACGCCTTCGACGCTCAGGTCGATGGTTCGCACCCCGAAGTCTGCCAAGAGCGTGCGGACGCCCGCGCTATCTTTGCTCGTAATGTCAATCGTCTCGTTCCCGACGGTGAACGTATCCACCCGCGCGCCAGCGATGACGACAGCCGAAGAGGCGTCGCCCAACGAAATTCTGACGCCCGTGCGCCCGCTTGAAGCTGCCATATTGGCCTCCTATGGGATGTGCTGTTGCAATCATACCACAGGTGTTACGGTAATGCCACAAGCCGAAACGTCATCAACGCGCGGCGCGTAATCCCGTCAGGGTCGCGGAAGAAGGCCATGCCCTCGCAGTCTAGCCGGACGAAGCTGGGCAACGTCGCCACAATGTCGGCGCGGTCAAGCGCAGTGAAACATGCCTGCGCCACGGCCTCGCATTCGCCCGTCTGCAAGCGTGACCATACGTCAACCTGGATGAGGGCGGACGTGCCGGTGGCGTCCTTAGTGCTGAACCCCGGATCACTAACTTGCAGGCATGTGATGTAGGGAAACCCCGCGTCGCTTGACGGGTCCGACACCTGAGGCGCTTGCTCCCAAAATATCGCGGGCACACCGTAAGCCGTCGATAGCTGCGACGTGACGCCCGTGACGTTTAGGAGGTTATAAAACGCGGTGCGAACGGCAAAGGGTATCACTCGGCGGCCCTCCTCATGGCTTCGCGGATCGCCTCCTCAAACGGCCCGCGCTCTGCATCGGTCGCGGGTCGCCAAGACGGGCGCGGCTGCAACCCTTGACGCCCGAACTCCAACTCGTAGGCGTAGTAAAGGCGGCTCCCGATCTGCGCGGTATCCGGCGACGGGCGAGAGTAGTAGATCGACGAGGCAAGCGTGCCGGTGTCGTTTGCCGGGGCCTCGCCCGCTGCCGACGATTGATGCGTGCGGCTGAGGTTCTGCCCCGGCGCGCGGGTTTGCACGCGCCCCGTCTTGGGGCCTTGAAGGATGGCGCGCTTAACCCTCGCATTGACCTTGAGCGCGGTCTTGGTGATTTCGCGGCGCACGTTTGCACGCAGCTTTCGCTCGTATTCTCCAAGCCAGCGCTCAAGATCATCGGCCCCGCTCACGCTCACGTCGCCACCCCCGCTTCCGCGTCAATCTCCAGCCATTGGTTCCGAAACTCGACGTTATCAATCCGCGTGATGTTGTGCGCGCGCGTGCGTATTAGCACCCTGTCGCCCTCGCGCAGCGCAGCGCTATACCGCACGACAACGCGCAGCCTCGCCACCGCGTCGGTGCGGTCGCCTGTGCGCTCCTCACGCCCGGACAGGCCCCGCACGTGCGCACGCGTGGGTGCGCCTGAGACAGTCGCCCACGCCTTCGTGAACGTCCCAGCCACGCCAGCCGTCGCGGTCTCGCGCTGAAACGTCACAGCCTCGCGCAGGATGCCGCTGGAATAATCGCAACACAAGCCCATCAGATTCTCACGTTGCGATAGCGCGAGACAATCTCAGCCGCGCCACTTGCGTGGTAAGCGCTGCCCATATCGCAGCCGTCGCCACGATGCCCGTAGGCGTATGCCGCAAGCTGGCGCACCGCGCGCTTGATCGGGCCGGGCACATCGCTTGCCGCATCGCCATAGCCGGAGACGTGCACGATCTCGATTGCGTTGACGGCGCGCAATGCGACCGGCCAAGCCGCGCCAGACTTGAGCGCGAGACGGCCCGGCTTTTGCGCGGTATCGACGTCAAACGTCGCAGCCACATCAACCGCCGCGGCCACGCTATCCTCGCCGTAAACCGTGACCGACGTGATAGACGCGAGCGGCATACGGCGCAGCGTGACGAATGGAGTGCTGCCGTAGCCCATCCCCATGCTAAGGCTGCCACGATGGCCCTCGCGCACGCCGTCCCACCACTGCTCCTTGTAGCCGGGCCAGCAATCAATCGTTAGCCGCCACGTCTGCGAGATAAGCGCAAGGCCCGATGCGTATTCGACCTCCTCGCGCGCCTCAGCGATTAGGCCCTCAAGGTAAGCGTCGGTATCGCTCACGCCGTTAAGCTGTGCTCGCAGGTCGTCAGCCGTCACAGGCTCAGACGCCGCGCCGGTGACGAGCGTATACCCCTCTTGCTGATAATGCCGGGCGATAGGGCGGAGGCTCATTTACGCTTCCTCCCGCGCTGCGGCACGTGCAACATTGTTTCGGGCGGCGTGGCGATCTTGACCTCATATGCCGCGCCGTCGAGAACGGCCCACTCTGCAACGTAACCGTCAACGATGGCGCCCTCTGCGAACGCCTGCTTGGCGTAGCCGTTGGGCATACACTCGTAACCGCCTGGCTGGATAATCTTTGCGCGCATGGCGTGGCCTCCTGTGCTTAGGGATGGGGCGGCGGTCAACGCGATTGCCGCCCCACGTCAAAGCTCAGGTGCGGGCGACCTTGGTGCCGACGTAGGTGGTCGGAGCGCGGTGTGGCTTGCCGAGCGTCGCCATGACCGTCACAACCGCGTTGCTGCTGGTGGTGCCGGTGATCGTGAGGCCGAGATACCGCTTGCCGCCGCGATAGCCAATTGCGCCCGCGATGCTGTGGTCGGCGTCGTCGCTGGTGACGGTAATGGTGTTGACGCCGCCAACGGTTCCGCCCGCCGCAACCGTGGTTGCCGACGCGCCCGCAGTATCGTCGGACTCCTGCAAGGTGGCCGTGAACCCGCCCGCAGCGCCCGCATCGGTGACGACGTTGCACACAAGCTCAATCGTCGCGCCGTCGAACCCTAGGGTGTCAACATAGCTGGAAAGAAGCGTACTGGTGCCGCTCATGGTCAGCGATCCGAGGTGAACGCGCTGGACGTTAGAGATAAGGTCGCGCATAGCGAGACTCCTTAGATGGGGTTGCGTGGCCCAAGGGCGGCGCGATTGCCGCCCCCGGAGAAGTCGTTAGGACGCGAACTTGATAAGCTGGAGCGCCTCGAAGTTGACGACCGCGCCGCCGACCCGCTTGGTGCTGTAGAACTGCACGAACGGCTTGGCACTGAACGGGTCTCGCAGCGTGCGAATGCCCACGCGGTCAACGATCTGATAAGCCGACCGCATGTCGCCAACCGCAATGGAAAGCGAGCCGGTCGCCGGATCGGGCATATCCTCAAACGAGGCGACCGGATAGCCGAGAAGCGTGGCAGGCTGGCCCGCCGCAATGCCCGGAGACCACAGGTAGGCGCCGTCCGAGTCCTTCGTCTTGCGCAGGAGCGCAGTCGTCGCGCGGTTCGTGAACCACGTGGCGTTCAAGCGATACGGGCCTTTGAGGTTGTAAAGCGCGGTCAGCAGCACGTCGCCGCCGTTCGGAGCCGCCGCAAGCCCGCCGTTCACGCCGCTGTTCGTGACCGGAATCTGACCTGGGTTGGTCGTGCCAGCCGGATAGGTGAGGAACCCACGCGGGCGACTGACACCATCGCCTGTGACAAACGATTCGGCCTCAGCGCGCGCAAAGCGATCCGCGACCTTGCCAGCAAGCCACTGCTCGATGTTGATTTCCGGGTCGTCAAGCATCTGCTGCGTGGCGTCCGGGTTGGCATACATCTCATGCACGGCGATGCGCCACGCCCCGAAATTCGGCGTGCTGGTGACGGGGCGCGCTGCGGTCTCAGCGACCCAGCCATAGCCAACCTCGTTGAGATCAAAGAGGCCTTCGAGCGCATCCTTGCTGATGACCTGCACCGCCGCATAGGCGCGCATCGGCGAGGTTTCGAAGATCTTCGTCACGATTGCGCCGCTCATGTCAGGGTTGACCGTGTAGCCGCCGGTTGCGTCGCCGCCGACAGACAGGGCCTTGCGCTCGTCATGGTCGAGGTGGTCGGGGCCTTTTCGAAGGTAGCCCTCCATGATGGCCGCATACGCTTTCAGCCCCTCGCCGGTCATCTGACGCGCCTGCGTCTCGCCGACAAAGCCACCTGCCTGGCGACGCCACGAAGCGGCCTTTGCCTCCATCGCCGCGTCAACGTCGATGGGGTTGCCCTGATCGTCAACCACGACACGGGCGGCGCGCTTGGACGCCAGCACGGCCTCATCGGCAACGGCCTGAGCGGCGGTGATGGCGGCTTCCATCTTGGCGAGCTTGGCTTCGGTCAGCGGATCGGCGCTGCCCTTGGCTTCGATCTGCGCAAGGCGCTCGTCGTTGGCCTTCTTGTAGGCGTCAAACCCGGTGTGGATCGCCTTGATGGCGTCCGCAACGCCCTTGATTTCGTCGGTCATTGGAATACTTTCCCGAAAGATTGAAGGAGGTTTGCGAGGTCGGCGCGAGCCGCGTCCTCGGCCTTGCCATCATCCACCGCAGCATCCCGCCGGGAGAGGTAGCCCTTGAAGCCAAGCGATGTGATCGCCGTGGCGTCTGCTTTTGAGTATCCTGCATCCCGCAGAAACCGTTCGAATTGCCGCTCAGTCTCAATTCCCTTGACCGCCGTGACTAGCGCATCAGGCAACATCGGGAACGTGACGAGCGAAATTTCCATGAGGTCGATTGCCGTCAGGCGGCGCACTCGGCCATCAGGCTCGGCCTCGCGCACGCGATAGCCGATCGACATTGAGTCAATGGCCCCGGCGCGCAACAGGATCAACGCCTCTGCGCCTTGCTTGACGTCGGCGAGGAGACGGCCCTTGACCTTCAGGCCATAATCATCTTCCGCAATCGACTCATAAACGCCGATTACCTTGGAAGTGTCGTGCTGCCAAAGCATTTTGACCTTGCGGCCCGTGTTGAGCGACGCTCGGAAAGCGCCCGGCGCGACCATGTCCATGCCTTGATCGACCACGCCGAAAACCGACGCATACCCCTCAAACGTCCCGTCTGAATCTGGCATTGCCTTGATAAGCGCGGGCGAATGTTTGGTCTGCATTTATCGGCCCTCATTGCGTGTTGGCTAACTGTAGCATGTTTGCAACACTGTGGCTAGACTATCACAAAAGCTACGGCGCACCGGCACCCGATTACCTCCGACGCCCGCCCGCCCGGATCGCCTGGATACATCAGCCGCGTCCCGCCGACGCTAAACGGCTCGTCCGCGCCGACGTCCTGCCCGTCCGCGCGCCTGTGGCTGTCACGGGTCCGCGCGTCGCTGCCCGCCATCCACTCGCGCCGATACTCAAGGCCCTCCTCTCGGATGGCGGCGTCAGCGCCCGCGTTGGCCGCGCCGTGGGTTTCGGTGCGGGCAATAAGGTTGGCCCGTCCAATGCTAAGGCTCGGGACGTTCTCAAGGATGCGCGCGCCGATACCGGCCTGCCCCAAGCCCTCCTCATATCCGCGCCGCACACCGTCAACGATGCTGGCGCGCGTGGTCTCGGAGACGTAAGTGATGCGCTGCCGGATCGCCTCGGACGCCACATAGCGCAGCGCAAACGTGCGCATGATCGCCGCGAAGTCTTTGCGCTCGGTCGGACCTGCGCCCGCCTTGGCGACGCGGTTAATGCGCTGCGAAAAGGCTAGGATGCTCTCGCCTGCCATCGACGCATAGAGCGCTTCGACCCGCTCGATGTGGTCGCGCGCCGTTGGCACTTCGCCGGTAATCTCCCAAAACGCCAGCATCTCGCGCATTGAGGCGCTGATTTCACGTCGCATCCGCCGCTCGAATTTACCTGACAGGCGGTCGAGCAATAGGCCCTGCGCTCGCAATTCCTGCGCGCGCGTGTTGCCGGTGGCGAGCGTCATTTGACGTCGTGCCCATATGCCAGCGCCTTGGCGAGGGCTGGGGATATGTCTTCAGGCAGGATCGGCTCGCTTGCCATGCTCAGGCTGATTTGCGATGACTGCACAAGCACAACGTCGCCGCCTTCAATCGGGTCATAGCCCTTCATCTCGCGCCGCTCATTAATGGTGAGATCGTCGGACATATTCGCCATGTCCCAAAGTGTGGCCCGCTTATCAACGATGGCGGGCACTTGGTCATAGTCCGCTTTGATCTGGATGCCCTGTGGCTTGCCGAGCCATGCGCTCCAATCCTGCGCGATTAGGTCGACGAGCGGGATGACCGTGTCTTCCCAAAACGCAAGCCGCGCCTCTTTGTAATTGGAATACGTGTTGTCGCCGGGAATGCCGAGCATCTGAGGCGGCACACCGAACGCCAACGCAATGTCGCGCGCCGCGCTGTTTTTTGTCTCCTGTATTCCCATGTCGGTCGGGTTAAAGCCCATTTCGTGCCACGTCAGCCCGCCCTCCAAGATCATCGGACGGCCAGCGTTGTGCGAACCCGAATACTGGTCCTGCACCTCGGCCTTGAGTCGCTGGAACGCATCGTCGCCTAGCACCGTGTCACCGCTTGCCACGAGCGCGCCGGATGGGCGAGCGCTGTTTTGCAAGAGCGCCTGCATATATTTCATTGCCTCGTTATGCTGGTCAACAGCGTAGGCGCCGGACTCGACAGGGCTTTGACCATACCAATCATTGACCGGGTTGAACGCCTTCATGTGACGCAGGTCAAAGGCCCCGCTTGGCGAGCGCGCAAAGATAACCTTCTTGCCGCCGACCTTGTAGCAATAGTATTCCGGCAAGCCATTGGCCGCAGGGATGATCTGCATACGATCCGGGCGAAGCTGGTAAAGCTCGCGCGCTTGCCCCGCGACCGTCACGCGCTCCTCATAGCCGTTGCCCGCTAGAAGGTAATACCCAACCTTGGCGCGGATATACTCAGCCCCGGACTGCATCGGGTTTGGCTGCGCGATCAACTCCAACAGCGGGTGCGCGATAAGCTCCTGCTCACCCCGGAACGCCAGCCACCGCACCGACGCCACCGCGTCACAGATGCGATTGACGGCCTGATAGGCGATGACGTTGCGCCGGTAGGCCTCGTCCGCAAACGCCGCATAGTCGCGCGGAGACCACACAGGTTGACCTGGGGTCATGACATGCGTGTAAGCTGCGGCGGATTCTTTGACGCTCGGCACGTCGGCGCGCCCAAACAGACGTGGGAATTTCATCTATGCGTCCTCTGCGGCGTGGCTGTTGCCGAAAGGTAACACGTTTAGCAATGTGTTGCCACTGCGCCACACATGGCACGGGATAGGTGTGGGCCGTCCACCTATCTTGTGCCACGCATGACGACGAGCCTAGAGACTGCGCAGCCTCGGAGCGGATCGCGCGCGGATTAGCGGCTGGAGCGCGTAGCGGATTGAGTCGCAGTTATGCACAAGAACGCCGTTGACGAAGAACTCAGACTCCCCGTCAACGGTTAAATCGTAAACCCTTTTAGCTAAGCCCGCGCCAGTAATCTTGACCACACTTCCTTGAACAACATTTGGCCATAGCGTATTTATTGCATGTAAAGGACGCGCGGCAAGCCGGGCACTCTCTTTCCTCGTTGTCGACTCCAGAAGCCCTGCGGGATGCGCTTTTGCATTTGTTTGAGCAAAACAAGTCTCTTTTGCCAGCGCTTCTAGTGAGGAATTGCTCCGAGCAATGGCTGCATAACATCTGAGTAGGCACGAATTTTTTGTAAGCCATTGCGCCAATCTCGCGGTGCTTGGCAATGCCCTCGGGGCTTGCGTGCCAAGCTTTTGTAAGGTGCCTGATTTTATCAAGGTGGATAATATTGGCCTTCCTTTGGACCTCATTGAGTTTGTGCTTCGCTCTGTGGTCTTTGCAAGAAAGCGCCAAAAGGTTTGATATGTCGTTGTTTGTCGTATTTCCGTCGATGTGATGTATGTGCATCCCCGCAGGAATTGAGCCGTTGGCCGCGCGCCAAACATCTCTATGAAGGCACTCCGTGCCTCGCACAAGGCTCCGCTTAAAATAGTTCCTGTCGCTGTTGCGTTTGCTGTTGGGATATCGGCGATACTTCCAGCCGCCCCATTCAATTCTCTCTGACATGTGGTCTCTCCCTTGCCAATGATGCTATCACCATATCGCAAAGAGTCGGCGCGCGCAAAGCCTTTTGCAGTCCATATCTTATGATCCGGCGTGCATGTAACAGTGCCGCGGTCTGTAACAACATTTACAACGAGAACCTCCTGCCCTGTCATGCCCGAGAAAACAACGCTGCGAAGGCCCGAGCGGGTCCACACCTGATCGCCGACCACTACATTTTCAATTGGAACATCGCCGCGAGCGCAGGAAACTAGCCCGCCCTCAGCAATGCAAAAATGGTTGTGATCGTCAACAATCGCCGGGAGGATGTCGCCGCTCAGCCGATCCACCTTGTGCGAATACAGCCGCGCCTCACGCGCTGCCATCGGGCAGTCCGGGTGGATCGTCATGCCCGCCGACTTGATCCATGAGACGCCATCCTCGACGCTGCCCGCGCCCTTCTTCACGCCGGTGATGCGCGGCAGGCCATGGCGCGCTAGGTAGCTGATGCTCTCAGGGCGCGCGCTATCGGCCCGCGACGTGTGGCGCTCTATGCCCGGCAGGCGGTCAATTAGAAACGGCGCGGTGTCGTCAAGCTCAAGGCCAACCTTGCCAGCCTCGCGCCGAACATGAACGCGCCCGTTGTGCAGCCACACTTCGACGGCGGTGGTCGGGTCCTGCGCAAAGCCAAAGTCGATGCCGTAATACGGACCGTCCCAGCCGTCGCCAGGCTCAAACTCCGCCACGTCATAGCGGCCTTTTAATACCTGCGCGTCGGTGATCGAGAGGAAGCCGCCCTCCCAAACGTGTTCATACGTGTCCGGTCGATTGCGCTGGTCTCGCAGGCGCTCAATCTCAAGCACGGCAGGGAACCACGGATTGTCTCGCCAGTTTAGCGTGGTGATTAGCGTGTCGGTGTCGCCCGATGCGATAAAACGCCTGTGCGTGGCGCTCTCGCCGCTCTCAGGGTTATAGGTCACGATGTTCTCGGACCCTTCGGCGCGGATCGTCGGCAACAGCTTATCCCACGCGCTGGCGCTAACGCCCTCGGCTTCATCAGTCCAGTTGTCTAGGATTTGCGCCTTGGACTTGATGCTGTCTAGGTTGTGCCGCAGGCCAGCAAAGGCAAACGCAACCCGCTTGCACTTGGTGCGAACATATCTCTCGCCAATGTCAAAGCGGTCGAGCATCCAGCCGTGAGCGCGGATCGCCGCCTTAATCTCCTCAAGGCTAGACTCCTCAAGGCTGTTCAGGTGCTCTCGGCTTGCAAGGATTACGCCGTGCCGCCCATGAGAGGCGTGCAGCAACGCCCTGTGCGCCGAGTAGACCGCAGCCCCTCGCGTCTTGCCCGAACCTCGCCCACCTGGGAATACGCGATTGCGCGCGGGCTTGGCAAAGTTTTGCGCCATCCGCTTGGGGATACGGATTTCATGCTGCGTCGGGGTCATCAGGGTCCACGCCCACGAAGGTAACGCCGATTGGCGACATTGTGCCATCGGTTGACTTGTGGTCAACGTTCTCGGTGAACATCGCCATGTGCTTGCCGAGCGCGACAACCGACGCGACGCGGGCGGCGTGAGACGAGCCTTCGCCCTCGCGCTCGGCCTCAATCACAAGGCGGCGCAAGACATAATCTTGCGTTACATGCGTGCGCTCTTGTTGCTTTATCTGCCCGTCAGCAATCGCGGCCAAAACCTCAGGATGCTTCAACAGCGCCGAGCCTTGGGCATACGAGGTCTTGGGGCTGTAGCCCGCCCGAAGTGCCGCCTGCGTTGCATTGCGATCAATGAGGTATTCCGCGGCGAAGATGGCCTGCTTTTCGTTCATGATTCCTCCAATGAAAAAGCCGCCCCCCGCGTTGGCAGGAGGCGGCAGTCGCAGGAGGAGACGACAGGCACATGACAACCCGACAACGCCAATGTTGCACGGGTCGCGCGGGCGGTCAAGCGATCAAGACCCCACCGGGCGCTGAATGCAAGCTGGCTCTAACGTGACTGGAGCGCCTGCGCTCGCATGCATCATGCGCACAAGCGGCGCGACGATTTCCAGCATGTGCAAGCATTCTTGCATCGTGTGCACCTCCGCCATTTCCCCGCCATCCCTGACGCGGCACGCTGTCGGGTCGGCGACGAGACACATGATAAAAACCGGAATAAAAGTCATGCGTTTGCTCCTTTGAAAAACACTTCTAACAGCACCAGGGCGGCACGCGCATCCTGCCACCACACGTATTTGAGATCAAACCCGCGCTGAGGCTGCCACTCGTCAATCAGGAAAGACTCCGCCGCGCCCCTGAGAGGGCCTAGCACGCGCCCGCATTTCGTGTCGCGCTGTTCGATCCTGGCGGCATACTCAGGGCCGGATTCGCTTGCGCCGTAGCGGGTGAAATCAAGCGAATCCCGACCGCTGGCACATCCTCGCACCGCCATCGCGGCACGGCGCAGCGCGATATATTCCTCGCCCGATTCAAACATCCGCTCGGTGATATGCCGGTATCGTCGCGCCCTGTGAAGCGGCGTCTGGCAGTCGTCGCGCCACACCGTGTGGCCGGCCCGCATCCCCTTGGCCTGCCGCTCAGGCGTTGGCGCTGCTTCGGGTTGCGCGAGGGTGACGCTCTCCACCGCTGCCACCTTGCGCGCTTTGGTCGGCGACGGCTTCCAAGGGCGGACCGTCATTCCCCGCCCTCCATCAGCGCAATTTCCGCCGCGATGGCGTCGCGCATGTCTACCAGATACGCAATCGGAGATTCGTCACGCCCCCAAACCCAAGCCGCTCTCCACGCGCGCCGCACGATAAAGCCGCGGCCCTCGCGCATTTGCCGCGTAAACTCCGACATGCTGAAATCAGGCTCAGCCATGCAGGCGAGATTTACCGGCTCCAGCGCCATCGTCTTGATCAGATCATCCGCCCAAAACAGGGCCTTGCGCAAGTCTTGCAGCTCCTCCCCCTTGATGTGCGCACGCATCACATATTGCACGATCTGCGCGAGCGGACCGCACAGGCGGCGCGAGAGGTGCATTACCTCAATCGGGTGCGCCGTGTAGTGCGCCGGGGACGTTACAGGGTCGTTCATGCCCTCTCTCCCTTTGAGTCTGCAAAGCCGTCTTTCCAGTGCGGATGTTCGATTGAGTCGGGCCGGTATGGGTTTGCGTCCCGCCAATTCGCAAGCGCACCCTCGCGCCACGCTTGATCACAGGCCTCTATGCTGCGCGCCGAAGGTGACGAAAAGCCAACTTGGCCCGGCATTTCGTGTGGCGGCGTCATGGTCGTTTTGAACCGCTCGCAAACCCGCTGCCACCATCCACTCTTAACCGGCGCAACATCCGCAACGCCCGCCGATTTCCGGGCATCGCTCAAGATCACCTGCACCGCGTTTGCGACGCCGACGCCCTGCTCAAGCGCCATGCCCTCAATCCAGGCGAGGGACTTGCGCCATTCGGGTGTGAGGCGCTGCGCCGGGGCGTGGTGCATCATCCACAGATACGCCTCAAGGCGATCCACGAGGTCGAGCCGGTCGCTCGGCTGATACCTGATCCCCATGGCGTCAAGGGCGGCGCCCTCGATGCGCGTGAGCATCAGCGCAAGCTCAAGGTTGTCTTGCTTGGCGGGTGACGGCACGTCGCCGGTGACGCTCTCGCCGAGGTCGTGTGCGATGCAGGCCCAAAGCACCTCAGCGTCACCAGGCCATAGCGCGTGTGCGAGGATCGCCGCAGCCGCCCCGTGATGGCCTATCGTCTGGCGCGTGTGGCTGAGGTGCGGGTTGACGTGCCAGCGGGGCGCCATTGCGGCGAGGTAGGCGTCGTGGGTGTTCATGTTCTCCCCACCCCGTGCCAATCCTCGTCCACAGCGTGCGGCGAGCGGTCGTCAACCGCGCCAAGAAAGTCCTCGCGGTAGGCGTGGCGTCGCGCTGCAAATGCGGAGTATGCTGCGCCCGCCTTTGTGAGCGCCCCCACAGCCCCGCTAGTCTGGGGTGCTACCCCTGCCGCCTCCATGTGCTTAGCTGCCGTGTGGCGCAGGCTCACGCCGTGCAGGCCGGTCATAACGCCAGCACGCTGCGGACGGGTGGCGGAGTAGGTCACAGCGTGCCGAGATGTGTCGCGGTAGCTCGGAGGGTGGATCACCGCCAAGCCAGCGGCGGCAAGCGTGTCGAGGAACGGGCGCGCGCGGAAAAGCTTGAGGCCAACCGCCTTGCAGATTGCGCCCTCAGTCTGCGCGGCGGTGCATTGGCGGAGGTAGGCGAGGATGGCCGCTGGGTAATCGGTCATTGTCCGGCCTCAATCGTCTTGCGGTATTGCTCCCAATTCCCTGAAAGATTACCGCGCCAACTGCTGTTAAATCCCGCGCAGGCGATGTGCTCAAACGGGGACCAATGGCCCTCGCCTTTCAGCATCTTGGCGAGACGCTGATTTGCGGCTGGCGTCGCCCTCCCGCCATCGTGGCTGTCGTAGCTGATCCGCGCACAGCACGCGGCGGACTCGTCGGGATAGCCGCTGTCGCCATATGGCATATGCCACTCACCAATACCAAGCTCGCGCGGCTTGCTTCCCGCCATCGCATCGCGGATCGCTTCGGCAAGGTCGCGGATAGCCACCTGCGAGTGCGCGTCGAGCCGCAGGCCTTCCCAATTTTCCCAATCGGTCGCGGTCATAATTGACGTGACGTATGCGAACGGCTCAATGAGCCGGTTTGCGTCCTCCTTTGCGTTGCCCCGCTTCGCCATTTTCCGCGCGCGGCTGAGGTTGAACCGCATCGCGTCCAGCCAATCCTCGCGCGATTCATCGGCGTCCTCGTCGCTCATCAACTCGCCTGGTTGCATCCCGCGATCCGCTGCGTAGCGCCACGAGGTCGGGATATACGGATCGGCCTCGACCGCGCTAATCAAGCGCTGGATCGGGATTGCGCGAGATGACGCATCGGATCGGCTGATATCGCCCCATCCGCCTTTGTCGGTCTTGCTGATGATCCTGTGCGTGTTGCGCTGCGGCAAAATAATATGTGGAAAGCGGACCTTGAGCGACGTCAGGCGCGGGCAACCTGGCGCGATGCTGTCGGCGAGCACCTCGGCCCATGTGCCCGTTTCGGGCGTATTGCGGGGTTCGGTCATGTTGTGATCTCCCAAGGCGCGCGAGGCAAGCTCACGCCGTTTCTGTTGATTTCGGCGCATACTGAGCGCGCCGTCCGGGCTGTGTAGCGGGCGCCATCGTTCGGGCCAAATGTTTCGCGCGTCAATCGTGCGCGGATCAAAAGCCACGTCAGGCAATTTTGAGCGGCGGGAATGCCGCCGTTCGCGTGGCTGGCGAATAGCGCACCGGCAACGTCCCGCACTGTAGCGCCTGGCCGCGCCGCGACGTAGGCCAGCACCGCGTCAGCGACCGGAGACGCCAACTTGCGACGCGCGGTCATGCTGCGGCCCCGCCGACTTCCGCCATGCCGAGCGGCGTGATCTTGTAGACATACATTTTCACGGCGTTTTGCGGATAGCCGCGGGTCAGCAGGCCCTCCACAACCAGTGACCGCAACACCGAGGTGTAACCTTTTATCGCTGGGAGCTTTTGCAGGACGTCGCCAGCCGTTCGACCCCTGCCATCGCTGAAGAGCGCCAGAATCTTGCCCTCGTCTAGAGGGGCTGCCTCGATCGCCCGTCGCCGCGCCTCAATTTGATCCGCTGTCCGCTTGGGCGCGTGCTGGCCTGCAAACGGCGCGGGCGCGTGCTTAACCTCTGCCACTTTCGCGCGCGGCTTGCGCTGCTCGGCGGCGACCACTGCGCGCCCGGCTGGCGTTGTGCCGTAGAGGTCGGCCACCCGCTCGATCCAGCCCAGCGCGATTGCAGCGGCGAGCGCGTCGGGGATCGCCTTGCGCTGCTGGGTGATCCGGATGGACAGGTCGTTGAGCGTTGACCAGCAGGCATTGCGCCCCATTCCCGCTGCGTCCCGCTCGTGAATTCGGAGCGACACGGTCACTAGCAGGGCGGCGGCGTTGGGGGCGGCATTGATTGTCATGTTCATTTCCTCTTCAGAAAGGTACCGTGTCTATCTCGGCGAACTTGCCCCGCGTCGGCGGCCTCGCCACCACGTCAGCGCCGGGAAAAAGGCGTTGCGCTTCTCCTAGCAATGCAAGCCCGCCCGCTTTGTTCAAAAGCGCGCTTGCGGCGTCGGCGAACGTGTAGATCGCCATTCCGGGGCGCAAGGCTTCGGCGCGCTTCCAGTCGGCGGCGTCGGCTATCAGGCCGATGGTCCGGCCTTCGTATTCGACCTCATGAATTGCGACGGGCGACGTTAGCCCGGCGGCAGTGCAATGCGCGTCCATGATCTCTAGGGCGCGCATCACGCGGGGCGTCACTGACTGGACACCGGCGACGTCGTTATCGTCAAGGGCCTTGTTGAGCGCCTCCACCAATTCCCCGTATCTTGACAGGATCGACCGATAGCCCTCGTGGCTTTCTGGCGGGACGTGGGCGGGCGGCGTGACTGGCAGGATACCCGGCAGGCGGTCAATGCCCCACTTATCGTCAAGAGCGCTGTGGAGCCGATCCAGAGGCGCGAGGATCATATCGCATCGGATCATGCCTGCGTGATCAGACGCGCCGGGGACTATGATCCGATCATCAGCCTTGCGGCGTCGGCGTGGGTGCGGCGTGGTCATGCGAGCCTCCGGATTGTCGTGTTTTTCGTTCCATCGTTCCATCCACCCCCGGCCCTAAAGGGCCGTGGGGAGTGGAACGGGAGACGCTGTTGGCAAAGTGGAACGATTGGAACGTTCAGGATATTTGCGTTTGCGGTCATGCGGTTAACCTCTGTTTTCGGGGCCATCGTTCCAGGTGGAACGGCGGAACGTTCCAGTGGAACGATGGGGGTCATTTAGGGGGTGTGGAACGTTCTGCCTTTTTTCCTTTGCGTTCATGGCCTTAGATGATTTTCGGCAATTTTGGCATGTTTGGTTTTGCCCAAAATTTCAAGCCTTAAATTTCAAGCGTCCGGCGCTCCTGCGTAACCGTTCCTGATCTCGTCAACGGCCTCCTCACCCTTCGCGGTGAGCTTCCATTTGCGATGCCCTCGGGCGATTAGCTTGTCCTCTCGCAGCTTCATAAGCAGACGCTGGAGCGTTGATTTTTGCGCCTTGCCGTCTTGAGTGATTAGACGCAGGTCAATGCACCGGCTCGCAACAGATTGGCTTGGGCTGTCTGCCAAGCTCAGGAGAAGCGCGTCCTCGCGCCCCACGGCCTCGCTGGCAAGCTCCATCGCGCGCATTTGCAGCACTGGCGATGCGATCACGCTGGGCATAAGCACGCCCCGTTTGTCGATCACGCGCACGCTCGTAGCGGTCGTTAATTCCATCTGCACCGCCTCAAATTCGGGGCCGCGAATCTTGCCCTGCCAGTGCAGCGACATGATGCGCTCCTCGCGCCATACCGTCAGATTCCCGTCCACCTCGTTCAAGAGTGACGATCCGCCTTTCGGCGTGAGATTGTTTTGCGTCGCGTTTTTGACCGGGTGCGCTGGCATAAGCACGGCCGGGCGCGACGGCAGGGCAGTCATGGACCGCACGACACGGGCGAAGTCGAGCGCTTGGGCGTTGCTGTTTTCGTCGTCGCCGTCAAAATAAGCGGCGAACGTGTCAACGATAACCAGCGCGAGGTCTGGCAATTCGGCGGCGGCGGCGCGCAGCCGCGCCATATCCTGACGGATTGAGAACGTGCCTGGCACAAAGTGAATGTGGCAATCCTCGGGGCGAATGCGCGCCGCTTCGAGCGCGATGATTACGCGCGCCCGCACGTCGTCGGGGTTTTCGCCAGCGAGAAAAAGCACGCTTCCCGATTCCGTATCAAGGTCGCAAAACGGCTCCCCTTCGCTGATGGCGCTTGCCATGTATAGCGCTGCGGCCGTCTTGCCGTGGCCTGTCGGCGCGGTGAGCGTGTAGAGCCGCCCGCGCTGCAAAATGCCCTCTATCAGCCACTCGGGGGACACAAAGCCCGCGATAAAGTCCGCTGCGCTTTGAATGCGCCAAGTGTCGGCAGGCGCGGCTGTCGGCGCGTCAAAGTCGCTTGCAGGCGCAGGGGCGTCCGGCATTGGCGCATGGTCAAATGCGCGGGCCTGCGGCGGCTCTGGCGTCCAGCCCTTGCGGCGCGCGCCGTCGATTGCGGTCTGCACTTCGCGCGCGGTGTCGTCGCCGGTATAGCCCGGCATGGTGAGCGATTGCGTGAGCGCGTGAATTTCGGAATCAGCCAACCCGCGCCCGACGTATGATGCGATCAACCGGATAACGTTGTTATGCCACTCGCTCCCTGCCTCGATGCTGGCGCGCGTGGCGTCACGGTCAAGCCCCACGCCATGGTCGCCCATGTTAAACGCGAACATGCCGTCAGGCGCAGCCTGTGGCGCTGCGGGGGCCGCTTGCTGCGATAGGGTCGGCTGCGCTTGCGGCCATACTCGCTGAGCGCGCTCAAACGGGATCGGGCCTCGCTCGTCGCTGTATTCGGTTCGCAGCGCCGTGCGCTCCGGCAGGTATCCGCGCTCGCGCTTTTTATCAGACGGCCACGACACGGTTCCGGCCACCCGCATGATGCGGCTTGGGTTCACCACGCTCGGGTCGCTGGAAAAGTGCCGCGCAATTGCCTGTTGCGTATCGCGCCACGCATCAAGCGCATAGACGGGTTCAGTCAGTTCCCAATAGACGTGAACGCGAGTGTCTGGAATTGTGCCGGTAATGACGGCGGCGGTATGCTTTGGCCCCTCCCATCGCAGGACGTTTGCGCCTGACGCTGCGTCGTCGCAATCGGCCCAAAGGAAAAACGCGGCGAGAATGTCGGCGTCGCTTGCGGCGCGGCCTGACGCGTTATCGCGTATTGGGTTTCGCACGGCGTAAATGTTGCGCGCGTAGCCGTTCATCTGCGCGACCCACGCTGTCGCGTCGTCAATGTCGCTCGGCCTGAAATGCGCGATTGATGGCTTGCCGTATGAATCAAACGCGCGGATTTCGAGCCAAGACGGCGCTTTAAGCTCGCCCCATCGGGCGGTAAACCGGCGCAGGTCATTGGCAATGATTGCCGGGTCTGCGGTGATCGGTGTTGTCATTGCGTCCGCCATGTTTGCCATCCCGTTGAATCAGCGTGTAGCGGGCGACGCTAGATGCGCCGCCCGCTCATTGGCAAGCGCTTTAGAAATCAACCTCATTGGCGGACGGGCGCGGCGCAGGCGCGGCAACCGGCGCAGAGGGCTGCGGAGCGAAGGCGATTTGCGGCGCGTCTTCCATCAGCGCGGCGGGGCGATCCACCCAAGCGACGATTTCAAATTGCGGAATGCTGGTGCTTTTCTGACCGCTGCCCTGCTTGACGTAGCCGATGCAGCGGACGTGCGGGCATTTTCCGATGTTGGCCGCAAAGCCCGGATTGATGAGGTTTTGGATCATGTTCGAAAACCCGAGGTAGACACCCCACCCCTCATCCTCCCACGTCGCGGTTTCGCCGCCGCCGATGGCCACACGAACCGAAAGCGCATTGCGCCAAGCGAACCCGCCGCCTTCGCTTTTGCTTTCATCGGGGCGCGGCTGAGAGTGCAGCGCCGAGGGCCACCAGCGGCGCTCGGGCATGGTCTCGCCCGACTTCATGTGGCCTAGCTTGAGCGACCCGCAAAGCTGCCCGCCTGATGCGAAGATGTCGAGAATGATTCCCTCGCCGCTCATCCGGTCAAACGCAACGGTGCTGGACCCGCCGCCCTCGCTCTTGCGACGCAGCTTCCAGCTTTCGGGGCGAATGCCATGCGCGGCGCTGCCCTTTGCCGTGAAGCTGATCCAGGGGCCTTTTGCGCCGCCTTCGGTCGCGCCTGTGTCGATTGCAAACATTGTGGATCTCCATTTTGAACGTGTTTATCGTTTGCCGCTAGACCCGCGCGGCTACGGATGCGCCGTCTATTCGACGGGCGGCATGGGGTCAATCGCGTCGCAAAACTCATCCGCGCTTTCGGCGGGTTGCGTGGCGAAAAAAAGATACTCGACCAAGCGGTCATGGGCGTCGGGCGCGACTTCAACCATTTCGGCGATGAGGTCGGCGTTCATCCAGAAATTGCGCCGGACGCCTGCGGTTGATCGAAGCCGATACAGCTTTGACAGGATGAGGTCCGCGGCCTTTGTCAGCACGGTCGCGCGGTCGGCGTCATGCTCGCAGGCGTCCATAGCCGCGCCTTCCATCATGCCAATGCGTCGCTCGTTGCTTATGCCGGTGTTGATTTCAAACATGCTTCGCGCTCGCATCCAAGTTATCTCGGAATTTCAACAGCGCGACCATGTGCGCCGCTGCCAATTTGCTAACCGGCCTAGACGATGCGCCGCCCTCGGCCTCCCACTTGCGAATGGTCCTCTGGTTAACGCCAAACGCGCGCCCGGCCTGAATCTGTGTCAGGCCAAGGGCGTCGCGTCCCGATCTGAATTGCGCGGGGGTCATGTCTGCGCCTCGTTGGCGGCGTCGCGGTCAATGATGGCGTATGCGCGTGCGTGGCGCGCCGCGGAGCGTTCTGCGGCCTCGGCATCTTCGCGGGCGGCGTAGGCCGCGGCGTGAGCGTGGCTGGCGTCGCGCGACGCAGCGCGTGCTTCAACGAGGGCGTCCTCAGCATCGGCGAGGGCGCGGCGTGCTGCGGCGAGGGTGGCGGAGTAGTGTGAATATTGATCGGTCATGTCGTGATCTCCTCTTGCTGATTCCGTTCGCCATGATTAGGCCCAATGGGCCGCTATGTCAACGCCTAAGCGCGCGCCTTTACAGCCCTCTTTTTCCGGGGCGGCTTCGCGGTGACCTCTGCCCAATCGCTCGGACGCCAGCCATGCAGGAGCGCGGCCATATACACCGCCGCCGCGCCGTTGACCTTGGTGGAGGTCGAGCAATTCGGCCCGGCCTCCCACTTGCGGATGGTCGGCGGTGAGACGCCGAGCACGCGCGCCACTTGATCCTGCGTCAGATCAAGGGCTTTGCGTGCGTTGCGAAATTCGGTGGGGGTCATTGCTCGGAGGCTCCTTTCAGGCGTGTCAGGCAAGAACGAAGCGGTCCGAGATGGCGGCGTCGAAAGCCTTGAATGCT